CACGTCCGATACGCCCCGGTAGCTTTGCGGCTTCACCACCAGCGAGTAAGGCGTGATCGCGTCCGACTGCCCTCCAGGCTTGGCCAGCCATTCGCCGCCAGAGGTCATCACGACCAGGCCGCCAAGCGACAGCAGCGCGCGGATTTCATGCACCTGCCGCGAGACCAAGGACGCCTCGATCGCGTCGTCATCCTTGGTTGGGGTTGACGTGCCGAAATTGTTGTAGGCGCCAGGCTGCGAAAAAAACAGGCTTTGACGTTTGGCATTAGTGCGCCCATAAACCTTGCGCTCCTCGTGGTAGGTCACGCATCCGGGATAATTACCGGCGCCCGAAAATGGATTAGCCGCTATTTGAGGCGTGTCACTTTCATCTGGATCAATATTGTTGTCCCAGAAGGTCGTGCCGGTCGCGCGCCCAACAAAACCATAGAGCGCGCCGCCCTGCTTATAGACCACATACGACACCGCGCCCGCGACCGCAGGCCAACTCACATCGTTGCTCGCCGCCGCGTTGCCGTCTGCAATCGCGGTGGCTGCCGAGGCTAAAGACTCCTCGCCCCCCGCCCCGATCGCCGTCACCACATAGGAATACGTCGTCGAGCCCGTGGTGCGGGGCGTGACAGTCGGAGCGCCTGGCGCCGCAATAGCAGGCGCAAAAGTGATGGCCGTCAGGGTCCATGCCGCGTCCCCCGTGCGGGTCAGGTCGCGCGGCGCATAGGACGGATGGGTCAGAGTCATCACGTCCGCGCTTTGAACAAACTTCAGCAGCGGCAGGTCCGCCGCATTGTAGGGGGTGGAAATCTGATAGATGCGCGCCACGTTCCCGCCCGACACATAGGCCGGATATGCCGCGGTGCTGATCGCCACGCCATCGCGCCCGGTCAGGAAGTAGGTCGTCGCGCTTAAGACCGTCACGATAGCGCTGCGCTTGTTCAGCGGCGTCATGCCGACAATGTCCTCGAGATAGACCTCCTCGCCCGTCGAGAACCCATGCGCCGCCGTGGTCGTGAAGACGCCAGGGCTGGCCTGGGTGATGCTTGAGATCACCTTGTCAGCCTCGAGCACATAGCCGCCATTCTTGATGACGCGCATGATCTCCTGCCCGAACTCCAGGACATAGGTGTCGGTGGTGTTGAACTGGAACGGGACCAGCCGGCCAGCCGTGGCGGAAGCCTTAACCTCGCCCGCGTAGCGCAAGCCCGCACGGTTAGACGCGCCGCCATGGGCTTGCACGAAAAAATTGCGGGCCAGCGCCAGGCCGCTCTGATACTTAGCCAGATCCACACGCGCAAACAGCGAAGGCGAGAGCTCGCCCCCAGCAAAGGATGGACGCAGGATCGAGGTCATTCCCACACCCCCCGCGCATAGGGCGCATCTTCGCGCGCCCGTATCCATTCAGCCTCGATCGCCGGCGGCCCGACCTCCTCCGCCCCGTTGCTGACCATCGCCAGATTGACCGCGCGCCCGAATTGCGCGTTCGCCATCTGCTTCAGCCCCGGGTTGCCGGTCAAAACGACCGCCAATTCCCCGGCAAGCTGCCACGCAAAAGCGCTCACGAATTGCGGGTCAAACAGGCTCGGATCAGTGATGCTCGCGGTGTAGCAGGCGGTGGCGTCCGGCACGTTGCACAGGATCACCTTCTGGTTTGAGGTGGTCGAGGCGATTTCCCAGCGGTTCGGCGGCGTTGACGCCACGCGCGGCAGGATCGAACGGATGATGATGCCATCGCTCGGATAGGCGTACATGAAGGCCCACTCCGTCGAGACCGGATTGCTCAGGCTCGCAAGGGTCGCGTAGCGCTTGGCAAAAGCCCAAGGCGCAGCGCGCAAAGCAGAGCGCAGCGCATGATCATAATAAAGCTGGCACTGGTCCGCTTCGTTGCTGCCTTCATCCAGGGCCGCAATGCGGATGCCGTGGTTCAGGTAGCCAAGCGCCATGTTGCAAATCTGGACTTGCGAAGACATGCCTACCTCCTCCGCCGCCTGCGACGGACCCGAATGATGAAATCACCCCCATCAATGATGGGTGGTGGCGGCTCTCCGCCCCCGGCATTGAAGAAGAAAAAAAAGTAATGCGTCGTGATCATGCCCTTGAAACGCCACCAATCACCAAACTACTGACCAGACGCAATTCGCGCCTCAAGGCTGGCAATCATCGCTTCCGACCTTTCGATCTCCACCTCCAACAACGCCACGCGCTCCCTTTCGCCAATAACAGCGGCGGCTGTGCGCTGCTGCATAAGATTGGTAAGGCGGGCGTTTTCAATCGCCAGCTTTTCTTGATTTTCCATCAGATCACCGCCTGCCGAAGCATGATTTGAGAAGTGTTGTGGATCATATAGACGTAGTAGATTTCCGTTAAGCCGTCTTTGTAGAGCACATCAAAAGCCGTATCGCCAGCAATTGCCGCGCCTTGCGGGTAAAGCATATTGCCCCACGGAAACAATTCGGATCGGGCAAAATCATAGTAATACCAGCGTCCGATATTATCCTTCTGGATATACAAAAAGCCATTATGCAAAGCGTATTTGCTGCCGCCGCCAAAGGTTGCTGCCGCTGGGCTGTAGGTAATTGCCGCCCAACTATTCGCTGCAATATCGTACCGATCAAGTAGCGCGCCGCCCCCACGGAACGAATAAATGTAACGCCCATTCAGAATAGCATTCTCAACACTCCAATCGGCTTCCGTCACGCTATGCACCCAATGGCCAGACATGCCCAAAACCGGCGCCCCGCCGCGCGCTACGCCAGGTGAAAGCGTTGACCAAGTATTAGCGGCTATATCATAGCGGTAAAGCGTAACCGCGTTGTTGCCCATGTAATAAAGGAAATTGTCATTCCCTTCGATTGCATAGGTGCTGGTCGCGTCTGGCGTGGTTGTCCAGGTAGCACAGGCAAGCGTATCCGCTGTGTTGGCCGTGATCGTCCTGATCTGGCCCGCGCCCGTGCCGCCAGTGATACGCACTTGCGAATTGATCCACTGCGATGCGGTCCAGGCTTTACCCGTTTGGGTTAGCGTGGTGGCCGTGGCAGAGGTGGCGGTGCCGGTGGCAAATTGCTTGAAAGCGCCGTCAACAATACTCGGCGTAGCTATCAATTTGCTATCAGTGCCGATGGTCGCCGCAAGACCGGTGATTGAAAGGTTTGTCCAAGTGTTGGTGGCGTAATCATAAACCTTGAACGAACCGGCAGCCAAAGTGCCAGCCCCCAAAACATACCAGCGCGGGGTAAGCAGCCGATACACCGTCGAGGCAGAAAACGCACTGGCCTGAATTGGAACGGTAATGGTAGCATTTACGCCAATGGTATTGGACGAGATCGGCAGCACGGCCCCAGCATTTGGGCCAGCCATAATCAAAACTTGATAGCCCCGCAGATCACGCGCCAAAGTCTGGTTCGTGACAATCGTAGTTGTGGTTCCGCCCGTTGCCGTCAGTGACGCCGCGCCAACAGTCGAGCCGGTTGACCACGCGCCCGCCACCCCAGCCGCGCCCGCGCCAAATGTGCCAGCAAGTGCAGGGCTAAGCATTTCACCAAACCCGTCTTCTGATGGATTGTAAATCCATGCTTCCGTGTTGCTTCGCACGTAAAGCTGCTGCTGCCTAAAATGGCGCGATGAGGCAACGAATGAACCAGTTAAAGAAGCGCCCGGCGCCAGGGCCATAAACTCCCACTGCTTCAGGTCCAGAATTTTTTTGTTGCCGTTTGTTGTGGGCATGTCATGTCACCGTAATGTTTCTGCGGAACGAAGCCGCGCGCATTGCAAAAAAAGCCGGGACTTGATCATTCGCAGCAAAGCCACCGATTTGCGTCTGGTTTGTCAGGGTCGCAATGTTCCATGTTCCGTTTTGCTGGGCGCTGATGATCAAGTTGCCCGCTGCGGACTGCCGCACTTCCATAATCGGAAAGCCCTGCGCGTTCGGCAAAGCAGAACCGATAGTTTTTTTCAGCGCATTGATCGCCATCCGCATTGCTTCAATAGCTTCAATCAATTCGCCAACCGCTTGCGTAGGCAGCGGATTGTCTTCCGACACCGGAATCGCGGACCCGTCTGCGCCAAACTCCAGCTTGGCATACGGATGATTCACGCCGCCGAGAATGTCAGTTGCGAATTTGGGGCCGCCCGCGCCGGGATTGGCTTCAGCGTAATCCGACATAGGTTAGCCGCCCATCCGAGCCAGTAGCGCCGCAACCTCCTGCGACAGCGCCTTGCGCCGCGCGTCAATATCCGCAAGCTCGGCCTTAGCCAGGTCGCGCGCAGCCTCGGCATCGATTGCCTCCGCCCTCGCGCGCTCGACAACCGCCTCCGCCTGGATTACCGCGTCATTGGCCGCCGCGGTGCGCGTCTTTGCCTTAGACTCGGCATCGGCGAGGATTTTCTCAGCCTCGCGTGTCGCCACCGCTTCAGCTTGGGCCGCCTGAGCTTTGGCATCGGCCAGGCGCGAGGCTTGCGCCGTAAGCTCAGCCTCGCACGCCGCCATGGTCTCGGCATGCTTCACGCGCAGCGAGGCGATGGAGGTCAGGAGCTCGGCTTCGTTTTGCTGGGAAGCCTCAATCTTGGCGCCCGCCTGCTCAATGAACTCAAGCGCTTTGAAGATCCGCAAGCCTTTGCGGACCTCGATCAGCGCCGTCTGCATGCTGGTGATCTCAGCCATTGCCTTACCCTCGCACAAACAAAATGGCCTTGATGGCCGTGGTGCCGTCGCCAGCCGTCACGCGCGGGCGGATGTACCGCGTTGCCTCAGTCACAGCCTCGATCGACGCGGCGGTCTTGCTGATCACGTTCCCCTGCGGGTCAGTCAGCGTCTGCCAATTGGTGCCGTCATTGCTGCCCTCAAGCACCACCGTCCCACCCGTGCCGAACGTGCCGGCAAACTGGATGCTGCGATCAGTGAATGCGCCATACTGGACCGCAGCGCCGTCATCGCCATTGGCAAGAGGGTTCCAGGTAAAGGCAGAGCTCTCGCCTGAGAAAGCAACATCGGTAGGCTTGCGCCCGTCAACCACCGCTGAAATCGTTGGCATCTATGCCTCCCTCAAATCTCAATCGCCGGCGGGTCAAGCGGCCCGACAGGCGGCTCTTTCCCAATCTCAGACAGAGCGATCGGCGCAGGCTTGGCCCGCTTCTGCCGCTCAGAAGACGCGGCGGAGGGTTGCCCCTCCACCACCTCGAACCAGGAGCCCTTGATGCCGTCTGGCACCTCGAGCACCTGGCCCACACGGCGGCGCGAACCGTCCCAGAACGCAACCTGTGTGACCCGGACTTTCATGCGCCGCCCTCCTTACCTAACGATCAAAGCTGCCAGGGGGCGTCATACGCCTTCCAGGCAGGCGGCGTCGGCGTCAGGAACGCATCGACCGCGCCGGCCGTAATCGCGGCCGTACCTGTCACCTGCTGCACGCCAAGGTAGCGCTCGTACACCACGCCCTCGATCGGCAGCGCAAACACACCCAGGACCGTGCCGGGGCGCAACGTGGTCGTGCCCGTGCCTGTGCCAGTAACGAAAGCGCGGGTCTGGAGGTGGATGGACTGCGTGGCGTTCGTGGCCAGCGTGGAGCTATCGTCCGTCGCAAGCTGAAACTGCACCGTCCCGGCAGAGCCGGCAGTAATGCCGGTCGCCACCTGGAGAACCAGATAAAGCTGATCGCCCGGCTCGCTGATGCCGCGACCAGCAAGGCCAAGGTCGATCTGGTCGCCAATGTTGTAGGTGCCCGCGGCCCCCGTGTTGAGCGCCACCGCGTCAGCAAACTCGGTGCGCTTGTCAAGAATAGCCATGAGAATGTTCCTTTCTTACCTGATCAAGCCACGACACGGGATTCGTTGTTGAGGATCGCGTCGGTACGCATCACCGGGATCTCATCGAACGAAAGAACGCGCTTGCCCACCACCGTTTCAAAGGTGAGATTGCTCGCCACCTTCTCGAGAATGCCAAGGCGCAGCTTCTCGCGAATGTTGCGGTTGACGTAGAACGCCGCCCGGCCAGCAGACAGGGACGGAATGCGCTCAGCAGCCTGGATCATCCAGTTGATGAGGTTCTTCGTGTTAGCGACCGTGGTCAGGTCAGACACGTCCACGTTGCAGATGCGCACGATATAGCGCCAGTCACGCACGGTCAGGCCGCAATCCCAGCGATAGTGCGAGCGGTACATCTGCGCACGGCCCTGATTGCCGTCCACGTTTTCCACCGTGACCTCGCCAAGGTCGCGCATCTGCACGCCGCCGGTCGAGCCCTTGGGATAAATCCCATGGCAGGTGTTCGGACCCCACACGACCAGCCAGATCGACGTGTTGTCGGAGCCAGAGCCGGAGGCGTCGATGATGTTGTCCGCATTCTGCGCAGACAGCGAATTGTACCGCGGCGCAAAGCCGGTGAAGGCTTCAGGCTCGGTCCCTTCGTTGCCATAGAACAGGGTCTGCGCCATCTCCTGCGACATCGCCTCGATGAAGGCGCGGTCCTCAGACAGGCGGAAGGCGGCCGCGTTGCCGTTCAGATCGGCGAGCGCCTTGTCCACTTCGGCATAGGCTTCGAGCATGCCGCACGAGTCCGTCACCTGGGTGGTGGTGGACTTGCTGGGCTGCACGCCGCCGTAGAGCTTGCGCCAGGTCACGCCGGGCAGGCCGGTGCGCACGGTCGTCTTGTGCCCGGTTGGCAGGTTGCCTTCCATGAAGGACATATCCTGCAAGACAGGGTTCGTCGCAGCCAAAAGCTCTACGATCTTGTCAATGTTGCTGTTCGGATCGAGCCGCGCTGCGACGTCGATCAGGGTCGGGTTGTTGGCGCTCAAAAGTGCCATGGTTCACACCTCAAGATTTCATGGTTGGAAAGAGGCTCTTGGCCAGGTCGTTCTCGGTCATGGCACCCGCAGGGCCGCCACGCACCAGACCGTCCTCGCCGATCGCCTTACCGACGCGGTACAGAAGCCTCGCCATCTGGGGGTGGTTGCCCGCCCCGGTCAGGTCCAGCATCTGCTTGAAGGCATCGGCCTCGCTGCCCATCACCTTGTCGATGACGTGCGACATGGTGGACATGGAGGAGGCAAACTTGTCGCCGCCAAACTCCGCATCCGATTTCATGTCAGAGACCCAGCCCTCATGCTGCTTGGTCCAAGTTTCGCGCTGCTGCTGCGCCATCCGTGCCATCTGCGAGGCATAGACATCGGAGAGCTTCTGCGCTTGCTCGGAGGTCAACCCCAGGTCTTTGAAGATCGGGGTTGCCGCCTCAATCGCAGAAGCATCGAGCTGCATCCCCTCGGGGGCCTTGAGCTCGTACTTTTCCGGCACGGCCGCGGGCTTGGGAGCCTCGGCTTGGGCCGGTGCAGCAGCGTCTGCCTTGGGTTCGGCAGCGCCAGCGGCAGACAGAGCGGAGACAGGCGCGTCGGGCGCCGGCGTGCTCGTATCGGCCGCAGCCTGTCCGGCACCCGCGTCGGTGGAAGCCTGTGCGGCGTTGACGGATTCAGACATCTTTCTTGCTTTCCTTAAGCATCGTTGTGATCACTTCGGGCTCGGCCTCGGCCAATTCGCCCATGACAAACAACCCCACATTGCGAGCGCCCTCGTTGAAGGCATCGCGCGCACCGTGGCCGGTGAAGGTGGAGCGGAAGACACCGCAATGCTCGAGCATCCGCCACATGACGCGGCGGCCCTCCGGCGTGGCCACGACCGCACGCAGGTCATCAACCTCGCGCTCGCGGCGGCGCTTGTCGGCATTGACGCGCGCCGACACCTGCCCAGGGTCGGAAGCGTCGAAAGGCTCATGCTTGCGGCGGGCGGCACTCATGCGCGGCGCTTCCGCAGCACACGCTTGGCGCGACCTTCAGCCTGATCGCCCAGCCAATGGAACGCATCGCTCGCAGACCAACACCAGGACGACAGCAAACGCCAGAGAGCGGCCCTCATGCGCCAATCCTCCGGTTGCTAGAATGTGAAAAGACCCGGCGCCCCTCCAAAACCCCCAGAGGAGCGCCGGGCAAGGTTATCGCAGCGTCGGCGGGAGGAAAGACCGGGACGGCGACCTTACGCGGAGCACGCTCGACGCGTAAGCGATTGGCCAGCCAAGAGTCAGGAGCCACCTCCCGGCTGGCCACCACCTGAGCCACCACAGCCACAGATGGAACTTGAACAATCTTCATCATACCGGCATCCCCATGCCTTCCATGACCCTCTCGAGCCCGTTCTGGTCGCCGATTGGTGTGTTCGCCATGGTCTCGGCTGTTTGTGCGGCGGCCCCTGCCATCTGCATCGCTTGCGCCTGTTGCGCTTGCCGCGCCTTCTCGGCCCGGATCTGATCCACCTGCTCTTGCGTGCGGATCACGTCAGACGGGACGCCGATCATCATCCCGTAATTGTCCACCATCTTGTCGAAATCGACCTTGTCCAGCACATCCGGCTTCGCCCCAGCCAGGCCGATCGCAAAGGTCGCGTAATCGCGGATCGAGGACGTGCCCACCGCACGCTGCGCCTGAGCCAGCATCGAGATATACTCGACGCGAAGCTCGACACCCTGAAGCTCGGGAGGCGCGGGCGGCAGGAGTTGCTTGCGCGCCATGATCGCGACCGTGCGATCAATCAATGGGTCAAGGAGCTCATCGTGCAGGCGCTCAAGCACAGGGCCGAGCATGAGGAGCTTTTCTTCGTGGCGCTCATCGATCTCGCGCGCCGTGATCTGGCGCCGGTCACTATTGGCCAGCATGAGGAACAGGTCCGCATAAAACGCGCTTTTGACATCCGCTTGCTTGTTCTGGATGTCGATCATGAGCTCTTGCACGCGCGGGTTGACCTCATAGGCCGGGCGGAAGGCAGGCTGCCCCGCTTGCGCCGCGCTGATGTCAAGATAAGTGATCGAGCCCGGCAGGATGGATGCCGCCTGATGGCGAAGAGACGCCGGCGCCGTCATGGGCGGGTTCACCATCTTGTCAATCGCCTGCGCCTTGCGCTTGGCCATGACCTGAAGCTGCTTGATGTCCGGCAGCGCCTCCATCCCCGGGCTGCGGCCATAGACATCCGTCCCCGTGATGTGCCAGCGCGGGCACATGGCCGGGAACTCCTCGTAGCCCGACACGCGCAGGAACTGGTCCTCTTGCGCGCCGGTCTCAAAATGCACGGAGCGGTACGGCATGCCACGCGCGCCGGGCGTGTTGGCGATGCGCTTGTCGTTCGGCTCGCATGCGTGAACCACGTTGACCCATGTGTCGAGCGCGCCTTGCCGGTAGAGCGCCTGGGTCGCGGGCGTGCAGCGCTCGAGCCCGTACTCGCTGACAAGCTGGCCCACGGTCATCTGCAATTCGCGGTAGAGCGTATCGACCACCAGGCGCCGCGAGTTGCCGATCATGTATTCGCCGATCGTGAGCGGATAGGCGCGGATGATGTCCTCGTCGTCGTCCAGCACGACCATCGCGCCCGTGCCGAAGACGCCAAGCTCCTCATAGACCACGGGAAGGACGTTGTAGACGTTTGACCGCGCGAAGACGGTCATGAGCCGCTGCTGCACCTGATCGAGCCAAGACCGCACCGGGCCGTATTCCATCATCTCCAGGTCGGGGGGTTGCAGCTTGAACCAGGGACGCGCCGGCGAGGTGATGCCGGCCATCATGCCGGATGCCAGCGTGCGAGACGCGAGCGCGCCGGTCGGGTCGATGATCTTGGAGTTGCGCTTGTCGCCCTTGTTCGAGTCCTGCGACTGATGCGTCAGGAACCGGCCACGGCGCGGGATGATATGGTCCGACAGGTCAGTCCAGTGACTAATCCACCCGAAACGCTCATCGCGCAGCGCACTGAGGCGCCGCTCGAAGTGCTTCTTGGGTGCGCCAGGGTCGAGCATTATTGACCAAGCATGCGGCTGCCGCCGCCAAGCAGGCTCATGCTTGCGGTCTCCGCAGCAGCAGAAGGCGCCACTCCGGTCGCAATAGTGCTGGAGTAACCAGCAGCCGACCGAATACGACGACGCTCATCAGACCGCGCTCGGCTCACCGCCTCATCGACAGCGCGCGGCGGATCAGCCGAAACCCCCGGGCTCGTTTCAATTGCGGGCGGAGGCGGCGGCGGCGGTGGCGCCGGCATGCTAGGCGTTTTGACCTTACACATTTAAACACCCTCAAAGGGGAAGACTAGCCTATAGCAAATCATTGAGAATACTGCAATACGTTGTAATTTTACCAACGATTACTCAAAGGGATTGTAGTCATGCACGGACATCGCGGTGCGTTTCTGGCCCGCCTCGCCCGGCAAATACACCTCGGTCATCGCCACCGGGAAGGCGAAGGTCAGGGCCAGAGCATCGCCCAGGTCGGGGCTGCGCAGGCCGCGCGCCTTGATCTCGTCCTTGCTCTCGAGCTTGAACCGATTGGCCGCGTCGTAGCTATAGGTCGGGACGCAAAGGTCGGTCTTGAGCTCGGGCTCGTTCGGGATCGAGCCGCCGCCCGCAAGCCAGGCCGCCATGTCCGACCACATCTCCGCCCGCTTGTTCACAAACCGCGAATGCGTGGCACGCGCGCCGAAATTGACCTCGACCACCTGAAAGCCAAGCTGGCGCAGTCGATCAATCACGCCCTCGCCCCGGCCCGCGTCGATGAAGATCGCGTTTGCCTTCCACGCCACAGCTTCCTGCGCCACCAGCCCGACCAGGTGCATATTGTCCGCCCCCTTGATCACTTGAGGCGGATGCGCGGCAAACCCCTGCCGCTTCTGGATCACCGAGCGGTCATCGCCAAACCGCGCCACGTCCACCCCAAGGATGCGCGGCAAACCGGCAAGGTCGCGCTCTGGCACCACGCGCGCCGCCGCCGCCGTCACCACGTCGATCGTGATCAGGGTGTTGTCCGTTGCCGCAGCGAAATCACACAGAAACTCTTGCCGAAACTGCGCGTCCGACATCGCGCGCCGGGCAAGCTCGAGCTCCTCCGCATCGATCGCTCCGGTCTCGTCCGCCCGGTAAATCGCGCTGTACCAGGCCGGGTCATTCTGCCCCTGCTGGAATAGCTCGTAAAACTGGTTCATGCCCTTGGGAGTGCCGATGAACAGGCACCAGCCCTTGCGGTCAGCCAGCGCCGGCCGGATGACCTCGCCCCAGGTCTCGGGCCGCATGTCCGCCACCTCGTCCGGCACCACGCCGTCGAAGTACAGGCCGCGCATGGCGTCGGGGTTATCGGCGCCGAACAACCTCACCCGCGCGCCATTGGGGAAATCCGCTGCGAGCTCGCTCTCGTTGTAGCGCACGCCTGGCACGGCGCGCGTGTACGTCTTGACGTAATCCCAGGCGATCGACTTGGACTGCTTGAGGTACGGCGCGATGTAGCCAAAGCGCGCATCAGGACGCTTGGCGGTCAGGGCGGAGTGGATGAGTTGATTGACCGCCAGCACAGTCTTGCCGGCGCGGCGGTGGAGGACCAGCACGGAGAACCGCTTCAGCCTCGAATGGATCTCGCGCTGGAACCACCGCGGCCGATAGCCCGTGTCGATCACCTGCCCGGTCATTTCCCGGCGTCGTCGCCCGGGTTGCGATCAATGCCGGTCACGACCTGGATCACGAGCGGCGCACCGCCTTGCCCCGTGACCTCGTGGCTAAGCTTGTCCCCGTAGAGCTTGGGCAGCACCTTGGACGCGAACCACTTGCGCGTGTCGACCCGCAGGCGTGAGCGCTGGATCGCCTCGCCGTTCACCACCGGCACGCCATCACGCTCGGACCAATCCGCCGAGTCGTCGTCCGCGATGTCGAAGATCTGCGACACAAGGGCATGAGCCTGGGCTTCCCGAGCCCTTGCGTATTGGGCGCGAAAAACCTCGTTGCTTTCAAGCCAACGCCAGACCGAGGCCCAGTCCGGCATGCCTGGCTCGGTCAGGATCTTCCGCACGGATTCGCCTAGCGCCATTCGCCGGCAGATTTCCGCCGCGATCTCTTCCGTGAAGCCGGAAGGCCGGCCTCGCTTGGCCTTGGGTTTTTCGGTTGGCATATTGCGCAAATAGCAATTCCGCGCCACCCTTGCAATAGGGTACGAAGTGACACTTCGCGTAACCTCGACATTTTCCTTTTAGGTCAAGGGGCTAGGGGGTAGGTAACAACAACAACATACATAAATAGATTATTATTATTATTATATATATATGTCTATCTCTCTCTCTATCTCTATATATATCTTCAAATCTGGAGCGTAACCGTCACCTTTTTTGCTATCGTGTTGGTATTGTTGGATAATTTCGTAACACGCGCCCCACCCCGTTACCTCTCCTGCTGGCTTGGCGCGGCGAAGATATTTATAAAATACCTATTGACGGCGTGATTGGAGCGTTGCTATAAACCCAACAACGGCAATCAAGCCGGAGGAGATAGAGAGATGACAGCCACCACCGCCACCCGCATCGCCAGCAACCTTACGCAGGTCGAAAAGCTGAACGCTTCGATCCGCGCAATGAACCACGCGCTGACGCAGCCGCAGCATGCGCACCTGAAGCACAGCCTGTCTGTGCGGATTGAGGCGGCCACCATGCAGGTCTCCAACCTGATGTTTTGGGTTCGCCATTGGGCGGCGGCTTGAGGCTTAAACCACTTGGCGCCTTGGCCTTGAGCCATACCGCCCAGCCCCGCCGGGAGGATGTCCCGGCCTTGAACGCCGAAGGGCAGAGCGTGACAGCCGGGAGAGACCGGCGCAGGAAAAACCCAATGCCCTACCCTGACAACCTGAACACCACCGACCCGCGTAGCCCTGAATACGAGCACTGCGACCGGGACGAAGCCGAGGCTGCGCTGGAGGAGGCCAATGCCTCGATCCAACAGGCCACCGAGTCGCTTTATGACGCCTTCCGGGCATGGGAGGACGGCACCAAGGCCACCGATGCGAACCAGATTGATATAGCCGGGCTCGCGGCGCCCATCGCGGCGCTTGCGCATGCTTTCCCGCACATCATGGAGCGGAACCAGACCGCGCATGGCGTGGTCATCATTGGCCGCCTGCTGAACGTCACGGAGCGCTTGATGCGTCTGCGCCTGACCAAGCGCAGCGCGCACCTGCAAGGCGGTACGTACTGCAACTTGAAGGAGGTTCAAGACATGATGGAAGCCGTCATGGACGCCCTGGAGCGCGCGGAAGGGGGCAGCAAATGAGCCCAACCACCCACGCCTACCGCCCATCAAGCGGCCGCGAAGGTATGGATTTTATGGAGCGCTGGTGCGGTTGCTGCCGGCGCGATGCTGCATTTCAGGCCGGCGAAGGCGATAGCTGCGAGATTGCAGCAAACACCATGGCCTTTGATGTGGATGATCCTGAGTATCCGAAAGAATGGGTGACAGACGCCACACTCGGCCCGCGCTGCACGGCCTTTGAGCCGAACGAAACCGGCGGCACGGTTCATGACGCACGCCAGGAGGTGATGCCGCTATGACCACCCCCACCACCCTCCCCGGCGCTGCCTTTCGCGCGGCCCGGGTTGAGCGCAACCTATCCCAGCGCGACGTGGCTATTGCGCTAGGCGTGACCGCTATGACGGTTTGTAATTGGGAGCGCGGTCGCGTCAAAACTGGCAACCTCATGGCCCTTCAGAGCCTGAAACCCCGTGAGAAATTGAAGGCAAGCGGCCGACCGATTGGGCACAGGGCCTCGTTTAAGAAAGGCCACGAGGTCACAGCCTGGCGCATTGCGACCGGCGCGACACAAGGAGTCGTGGCGCAAGTCTTGGGAATATCGCAGGAATCATGGTGCCGCTATGAGCGCACCGGGGCGTCGAGGCTGGTCTGGTACGCCATGCAGGCGGCCAGGGCGGACATTGAGGCGCGCGCGGTGCAGGCAGCATGAAGATTGACTTTGAGGCGCTCGCCCGCGAGCACCAGATCTCCGCCGTTGTTGGCCGCCGGGTCCGGCTCGAAAAGGCCGGCAAGGGCGAGTTTAAGGGCCTCTGCCCGTTCCACAACGAAAAGAGCCCCAGCTTCACGGTCTCCGACGCAAAGGAATTCTACCACTGCTACGGGTGCGGCGAGCATGGCGACGTGGTGGACTTCATCGCCCGCATTGACGGGGTTTCGATCGGCCAGGCCGCGCGCACGCTGACCGGGGCGGATGAATGGAAACCCACCAGGCGCGACCCTGAGCGCGCCGCGGTTGAGCAATTCGACCCCTATGCCGGCATCGAGGTCGCGGAGATTGGCGACAGCCATGAGATGTTTCAGCCGGGGGCCGAGATCGAGGTCTGGAACCCGCGCAAGGAACGCATCTGGCGCATGCGGCCAAGCATGGTCTTCCCGTACCGAGACATCGACGGCGAGCTTCTCGGCTATGTGATGCGGGTCGAGTTTGATGACGGGAAGAAGGTCACGCCGACCGTGCGCTACGTCAGGCTTGCCGATGGCAGCGAGGCATGGGCGACCGTGCCATTCCCGACGCCGCGGCCGCTCTATTGGCCCCGCGCGCCAATCGCGACCGGGCAGATCATCATCGTGGAGGGCGAGAAGGCCGCCGATGCCGCCGCGCGCCTCTTGCCGCCGCTTTCGGTCTGCACCTGGCCGGGTGGCACCCAAGGCGTGAAGCATGCCTGCTGGGATATCCTGGCCGGCCGCAGCGTGGTCATCTGGCCAGACGCTGACGAACCAGGCATGAACGCCGCGCGTGATATCGCCGCACGCCTTGCCGCGCTTGGGTGCGTGATCAAGATCGCCGAGCCGGAGGAGACCCGCGCGAAGGGCTGGGATGCAGCCGACGCTGAAGCCGAGGGCTGGGGCGTGTCTGACGCTGTGGCGTGGTTGCGGGCAAATGCCCTGCCCTACCAGCCCGACGCGCCACCACCGCCTGAGCCGCCGCCGCCAGAGCCACCAGAGCCGGAGCAGCCGGAGCCGGAAGACGACGCGCCACCGCCACCACCACCGATCGAGGGGGAGCCCACCAAGCCGCGCGACCTCGACGCCTACTATCAGGTGCTCGGGTTTGATGGGGGGTATTACTACTACATGCCGCGGGGCACGAGGCAGCTTGTGGCCTTGTCCGCCTCAAGCCACACCTGGAAGAACCTCATCCAGCTAGCGCCCCTTGATTATTGGGAGCGCGAATTTGGGAGCGGCCGCAATGGCGAGCTTGCCGCAGCAAATGCCCTCATGAACTCAGCGCACAGGGCCGGGACTTATCACCCCGACCGGCTGCGCGGGCGCGGCGCTTGGACCGATGGCAGCGAGCCCGTGTTCCACCTTGGGCAATTCGCCCTCTCGCGGCAGCGCCGGATTGATCTCTATGAGGCGAGCCAGACCTACATCTACCCGGCCACACGGCCCATGCGAAACGTGAACCTCGACGTTGAGCCCGCCGGCGCGACGGAAGCCAAGCGGGTCGCGGACCTTTGCGCTAGGCTCAATTGGGAAAACCCCCTCTCCGCCGTTGCGCTCGCGGGCTGGATCGCCATCGCCCCGGTGTGCGGCGCCCTGCACTGGCGACCCCATATCTGGATCTCGGGCGGGGCCGGGTCCGGCAAGACGACCGTGCTGCTGGACGTGGTGTGGCGCTTGATCGGGGTCTTTGCGCAGCGCTTTGAGGGCTCGACCACCGAGGCCGGCATCCGGCAAACGCTTGGCGCCGACGCCATGCCGATCGTGCTGGACGAAGCCGAGGCGGAAAGCGAGCGCGCCCAAATGCGGATCACCGGCATCCTGGATCTGGCCCGGCTTGCCTCGAGCGGGTCCACCGTCAGCAAAGGCACAGCCAGCGGCGAGGCTATGAGTTTTACTGTGCGGTCTGCGTTTTGCTTTTCCTCGATCGAGCACAGCATCAAGCAGCATGCGGATGAGACACGGATCACCAAGCTCGTGCTTAGGAAGCGGGTGGACGAGAAGGCGGAGGAGGCATTCAAGGCCCTGATGGCCGACATCCGGGCGTGGTTCACGCCGACCTTCGCCAGCGCGCTATTCCTGCGCACATGGGCCAACATCGACGCCTTGCTCGCCAATGTGGCGACATGCGTGGACGCCGCCGCCCAGGAGCTCAAGGACCGGCGCGCGGCGGACCAGATCGGGACGCTGATCGCGGGCTATGTGAGCCTGCACACCACGAGGAAGATTACCTTCGATGAGGCGGTCGGATTCGTTCGGCGATATGACTGGCACGACCACACGGCCATCGCCGCCCGGCCAGACCGCGAGCGCCTGCTCGAGCGCATCCTCACCTCACGCCTCATGGTGACGAGCGGCGGGGCGAACAAGCAAGCCACCGTGGCAGAGCTCATCCAGAGCGCGCGGGGCATGCAGGACACGCACGTCATCGAGCCATCCGACGCCAAGCGCCAGCTTGCGCCCCTTGGGATCAAGGTCACGCCGGAAGGGGTTGCGATAGCCGCCACGGGCGCGCGGTTCGGGCGCGAGATATTGCGCGGCACCCAATGGGAAGCCGACTGGAGCCGCCCATTGCGCGAGCTCGACGGAGCGCAGCGCTTGAACGTGACGCACTTCGCGCCAGGGCTGAAGGCGCGCGGCACGCTGCTGCCATGGAGGCACTTTGAGGCGCCCTCAGAGGTGCCGGGCCAGATGGAGATGGACGCGATCTAGGGCCTGATCCAGAGCACCGGGGACGCCGCCGAAAGCTTGGCCTCGACGATATCCCTGGCAGGTCCGGCCAGGTCATAGCGACCAGGCTCCAGGCCGGGCGAGATGGTGCGGACCGGCCACGGCCCGCCGCCGACCCGCGCCACCGACAGGCGGCCAATCGCGTCAGGGTTCACGCCGACGCCAGGCGCGAAGAACAAAACCCCGCTGCGCATGAGCATCTGGTCGCCCTTCATGCGCACGGCGATCGTGCCATCCGGCGACAGTGCCGGCGCATCGACCTCGCCTTCGGGCCGGTCGGATAAGTGGATTTCCCCGTGCTCATCGACGTACCCGGCAAGCTTGACGCGCCGAACTCCGCCGCTCACGGCAAGACCGGCATGCTGAAGCACATCTTCGACTGAGACATTCAGGAACGCGGCAACAGCCGCGGCCTCTGGTAACTGCATGCGCCTGCGCCCCTTTAGCAGGTTGGTGACTTGCGCAGGGTCGATTCCAAGCACATGCGCCAGCGCCCGCTGGCTTTTGCCGAGAGTTTTTATCCGCGACTGAAACCAGATCGTATCCATCTCAATTGTGAATCCAAGCCATCACGGGAAAAATTACACTACGCACCGTTGCACAAAACGCAACTGAAAACACCACGAGGCCCATTGACAAAAACCCAACGACAATGTGATAATGGGGGCCATAGCAATCTCCGGGGGAATCAATGGAGGATAAGCGCAAGACCGAAGTGGTATCCCGCCTCGCTCAGGCATTTGGATCGCAGGCCGAGGTCGCTCGCCTGCTGGGAATCGACAAAAGCACCGTGACTCGTTGGGCCAACGTGCCGGCCAAGTATCACCGCCGCCTGCTGGATGAGGCGAAGCGGCGCAAGGTTGCACTCTCGCATACCGACCTGGTGGCGTGATGCCGGTCCAGCTTTTCAAAAGCCGATCAACCGGCGCGATCAAGTGGCGCAACACCTGCGACGTGTGCGGCGCCGATGCCATCCAGGCGGTCAATTGTTTCCCGGTCATCGGCCTGAAGCTGATCATGGATGGCAAGCGCGAGGAGGGCTACGCGAAGCTCGGCAAATGGTACTGCGCTGACCATGTCCAGAACCGCCCGCAGTCTGAGCCGGACCAGGGGGCGCTGTTCTGATGCGCTACGGATCAGTCTGCTCGGGCATCGAGGCAGCAACGGCAGCTTGGCATCCGCTCGGATGGGAGCCTGCATTTTTCTCAGAGATTGAACCGTTCCCGCGCGCCGTGCTGGCACACCACTACCCGCACGTCCCGCTTCATGGGGACTTCACCACCATTAAAGGCAATGAATATGGAGCAATCGACCTTCTTGTGGGAGGAACCCCCTGCCAATCCTTCAGCATCGCGGGACTCAGAGGCGGCCTGGACGACGACCGTGGCAACCTGGCCCTCGAGTTTCTCCGCCTTGCTGACCGAACACGGCCCCGCTGGCTGGTGTGGGAGAACGTCCCCGGCGTCTTGTCGTCGAACGGAGGGCGGGACTTTGGTTCCATACTCGGGGGCATGGTCGAACTCGGGTATGGCATCGCCTACCGAGTCCTTGACGCTCAATTCTTTGGAGTGGCCCAGCGACGCCGCCGTGTGTTCGTTGTCGGATACCTTGGAGACTGGCGCCGTGCCACAGCGGTTCTTTTTGAGCGCCACAGCTTGCAGGGGCATTCTGCGCCGCGCCGAGAAGCGGGGGAAAGTGTTGCCGGAACTCTTGGTGGAAGCTCTCAAAGCGGCGGCTTTCGCACAACCGATCTAGACAATAACGGCGCCTTTATTCCGGTTTGTTTTGGTGGCAACCGCACAAGCGGCCCTATTGACGTGACGCCCGCGCTGCTGGCGCAGCCGGGGGCAGGCTTCAAATGCGACTTTGAAAGCGAGACGTTCATCACGACCGCTTTTGCGCACCAGCAAGGCGGCAGCATCGGCCTTCATACCGCCGACGATTGCGCGCTGACGCTGCAAAGCCACCAAGGGCAAGCCATGGCGTTTGATACGACGCAGATCACCAGTCCCGGAAATTTCAGCAAACCAAAGCCGGGCGATGCTTGCCATCCGCTTGCAGCCGGGGCCCACGCGCCAGCGATTGCCTATGCCGCCGCCGTGCGCCGCCTGACCCCGCGCGAATGCGAGCGCCTGCAAGGCTTCCCCGACGATTACACGCTAGTCCCTAATCGCGGGAAGCCCGCCGCCGATGGCCCACGCTACAAGGCGCTAGGGAACTCGATGGCCGCGCCGGTGATGCGATGGATCGGCGAGCGCATCGCCATGCTTGAAGCCTTGGGAAAATCGCAATGAGAGACTCCGACCCCATGATGGTGATTGCCTGGATCATGTTCGCCGGCGCCGCCTGGTGCTTTATCGCGGTGATGTTCATGGCGTGGATGTGGTGGCCATGACTTTTAAGCTCCGCCCCTACCAGGACGAAATCATCGCCCAAGCTCGCGCCCACCTGCGAGACGTGCCGCGCGTGCTGATCCAGGCGCCCACCGGAGCAGGCAAGACGGCCCTCACCGCGAGCATGCTCGGCACCGCCGCCAGCCGCGGTCATCGCTCGTTTTTCATCTGCCACCGCGCCGAGCTAATCGAGCAGGCCGCCAGCACCTTCGCCCAGGTCGGGATCTCTTACGGGATCATCGCCGCCGGCGCGCGGCCCGATCCTTTGGCGCCGGTTCAGATCGCATCGATCGACACCCTCAAGAACCGCCTCGACAAGGTGCGTGCGCCCGCGCTGGTCGTCTGGGATGAATGCCATCACGTCGCAGCCGCAGGCTGGACCCGGGTGATGGACGCCTACCCCAGCGCCAAGCATGTCGGGCTGACCGCAACCCCCTGGAGGCTCGACGGCACCGGACTCGGCCAGCACTTCAGCCGCATGGTGCGGGGGCCGAGCGTGCGATGGCTGATCGAGAATGGGTTCCTTTCGCCATATCGCGCATTCGCTCCCTCCCATCCCGACCTCGGGAATGTTCACTCACGGGCGGGCGATTACATCCAGACCGAGCTTGCCGAGGTCATGGGCGCCAGCGCGATCGTGGGGGATGCTGTCTCGCATTACCGTCGCCTAGCCGCCGGCAAGCGCGCGGTCGCGTTTTGCGTGAGCGTGAAGCACAGCCAGCACGTCGCGCAGGAGTTTCGCTCTGCCGGGTTCGTGGCACACCACCTCGACGGCGCCACGCCCCGCGATGAGCGCCGCGCCGCCCTGGCAGCGTTTCGGGCCGGGCAGATCCAGGTCTTGTGCAATGTGGACCTGTTCGGTGAGGGGTTCGACCTCCCGGCGATCGAGGCCGCGATCCTGCTGCGCCCGACCAAGAGCCTGAGCCTGTATCTGCAACAGGTCGGGCGAGCGCTGCGCACCTTCCCGGGCAAGCAGCACGCGCTAATCCTCGACCACGCCAACAACATCGCCACACACGGCTTGCCCGACGACGATCGGGACTGGACGCTTGCCGACAGGGAGAAGCGGAAAAAGGCCAAGGACGGCGACGACGAGCCGCACTTCGCCATCAAGCAATGCCCGAAATGCTTTGCCACGCATCGCCCGGCGCCGGTCTGCTCGGCTTGCGGGCATGTCTATGAGCAGACGGGCCGGAAGGTGGAGGAGGTGGACGGCGAGCTTCACGAGGTCGATCCGGCCATGGTCCGCCGCGCCAAGATGGAGGAGCAATCAAAGGCGCGCGGACTCGATGACCTGATCAAGCTCGCCCAAAAGCGCGGGTACAAGAACCCGGCAGCGTGGGCAGGTCACATCATGACGGCGCGCATGGCGCGGGGGCGGGCAGCTTGAAGGAAGGCAACCTCATGCGCCGCTTGATGCTGGCGCTATCCGGCAAAGCGGTCGTTTTCCGCAACAATCAAGGGGTCGCCCATTACCCAGACGGGTCGGTCGTGCGCTACGGGCTCGCCAACCCGGGCGGGTCCGACCTGATCGGCTGGACCAGCCGCACCGTGACCACGGACATGGTCGGGAAAAAAATTGCGATTTTCACCGCCGTGGAGGTGAAGACCGCCACCGGCCGCACGAGCGAAGCGCAGCGCAATTTTCTGCAAGCGGTTGAAACCGCCGGAGGAATTGCGGTCGTTGCGCGCGGCGAGGCCGATCTCTCAGCGTTCCAATAAATCCCAATTTATCCCTTGACGTGCCGCGCTACGGGTTGGTATAAACCCAACACACAACGCGAGGAACACCAATGGACGGAATCCTTACTGCCTGGGCTTACGGCGTTCTTTTCTTCGCCGTTGTGCTTGGGATTATCGCAATCATCATGAAAATGGAGGACGAGTAAATGCCTGTAATCATCACCCCCAACAGCCGCGAGCACTGGCTGGAGTTGCGCCGCGAGGACGTGACCAGCACCGAGTCCGCCGGCTTGTTTGGCCTCTCGCCATACGCCACCGAGCTCGAGTTGTTCTACCGCAAGCTCGGCAATGTCTCCGACGAGATCGAGCAGAACGAGCGCATGACGTGGGGCTTGCGCCTTCAGGACGCGATCGCTCATGGCGTTGCCGAGGACATGGGCCTCACCGTGCGGCGCATCAACGGCTATTGGCGCCACACCGACGAGGCGCGCATGGGCGCCAGCTTTGACTTCGAGATCGTGTCTCACGCTGACGGCCCCGGCCTCATGGAGGTCAAAAACGTCGATTTTCGGGTCTATCGCGACGAATGGCTCGACGACGAAGCCCCGCCGCATATTGAGATCCAGGTTCAGCACCAGCTTGAGGTGGCCAATCGCGAATGGGCGCTGATCGTCTGCCTCGTCGCAGGCAACACGCCTCGCGTCATCCGGGTCGCGCGTGACCGCCAGGTCGGCGACAAGCTCCGCGCCGCCATCCGCCGCTTCTGGCAGCGCGTGAACGCCAACACCCCGCCGGCCGTGGATTTCATAAAGGATGCCGACACCATCCGGGAAATCTACCGCAACGGCTCTGGCGCACCGCTCGACGCCACCGGCAACAACCGCCTGCACAGCCTCGCCCTGTCCTACGCCTCCGCCGCGCGTGACGAGAAGGACGCCGTGGCACGCAAGGAAGCCGCCCGCTCCGAAATGCTGACCCTGATCGGCGATGCCGGAAAGGTCACGGGCGAAGGCTGGACCCTCACCGCCACCGAGACCAAGGGCTCGGCTGGCACCACCATCACGCCGGACATGGTCGGGACCGTCATCAACGCCCGCTCCGGCTACCGTCAATTTAAGCTCAACCTGAAGGAAATCGCATAATGTCCAAGACCGCTCTTGTGGAAATCCGCAACACCATCACCACGATGGAGCCGGAGTTTCGCGCCGCATTGCCGGCGCACATCCCTTCCGCCAAATTCATCCGCACGGCGCAGACCGCGCTTCAGATGAACCCGGACATCGTGGATTGCGACCGGCGCTCGATCTATGGCGCCATCATGAAGGCCGCACAGGACGGCTTGGTGCTCGACGGGCGCGAGGCTGCGCTCGTGAAGTTTAGCGGCACCGCGCAATATATGCCGATGGTCGCCGGGCTACTGAAGAAAGCCCGCAACAGCGGCGAGATCAGCACCATCGCCGCCCATGTCGTCTATGAGCGCGACACATTCACCTACGAGCTCGGCGATGATGAGCGCATCTCGCACAAGCCTTTCCTTGGTGCCGATCGCGGCAAACCGATCCTGGTCTATGCCGTCGCGACGCTGAAGGACGGCGGCAAGCAGCGCGCCATTATGACGGTCGCCGAGATCGAGCGCGTGCGAGCCGTGTCCCGCTCCAAGGGCGCCGGGCCATGGACGCAATGGTGGGATGAGATGGCGAAGAAAACCGTCATCCGCCGCCTGTCCAAGTACCTGCCAAGCTCGACCGACAAGGACGAGGAGTTTCACCGGGCGGTCGAGGCTGATGATGAGCTCTACAAGGAGGAGCCCGCCTCGACGCCAACGTCGGCCGAGCCGGCCCCAGCGCGCCGCCGCACCCGCGCCTCAGCCGTGATCGACGCCCAGGCGGTCGAGATCGAGGAGCCTCCCCCACCACCCGAGCCAGAGCCCGAGCCCGCCCGTGCCTCCGACGAGATGGACCTGATCTGACAACCAAAGCCCCGCGCGAGACACATTGCGCGGGGCGCCTAGAGGATGAACCGATGAAAAGACCAAAACCCAAAACCAAGATCACGCTCGAGATGGCCCGCGCTATTCGGCGCGCTTATGCCGCGGGCAACGTGTCTCAGCACACTCTGGCCAGGAGCTTTGATGTCTCGCAGGCGTCAGTCTCGCGCGCTGTATTGGGAAAGTGGAACACAAGGAAATGACCAATCAATACGAATGGGAAAACCCTTCGCCGGGAGTGCTTGTGTTGAAAGGCACCAGCCTAAAGGTTGTGCGGGTTTTCGGGGAGAGAGGCCCCGTTATTTTTTATGTCGCCAGCATTCACGGCGAAGAATTTGCGCGCTGGGATACCGCCGCCTTGGCGAAGATCGGCGCGCAACAGGAATACGAAAGCTGCTTGATAATGGGGATAACGCCATGACCGTCACCACAGAAGAAGCGGAACTTCATCGCCATCAAATTGAAGAGGTGCGCTTATTATCCCTTGCCGCTGAGGGTGATGCGCTGAAGGAGGTGAAGCCATGAGCAAGATCGTGGAAATGCAAAACCTCGGGCGAGTGGAACAGACCGGCGCACACAAGCGCGCATCTGCCGCAGCGGTGGTCTGCTTTGTCGAAGACGGGCCAAGCTTTATCGCGATCAATTTGAAAACACCACCGGGGCAGTTCAACGCGGCACAAGCGCGCGAGTTGGCCGCGCGGCTTTGCAAGGGGGCTGACATTCTTGATGCAGCCGAGGTGAAGTCATGACTGACCCCGCCACCCTTCTAGCCCTTGCGGAACGCTGCGAACAGGCAGCCAGGCCGGATTACGAGCTAGACTTAGCTATCTGGACAAGCCTTGTGTTCCTGCCCGGCTTTCGTCCGTCCCGCACTGACTACACCGCCAGCTTAGAAGCGGCGATTACGCTGGTTCCGGTGGGGTGCGAGTGGCTGCGCAAACAAGAGCAGTGCATGACTGTCTATCGTGTTCCTGCTGACCCGAAAGAGTGGGCTCGGCACATAGACGCGCGCGGCGCCACCCCAGCACTAGCGCTATGCTCCGCCGCGCTACGGGCAAGGGCGGCAAGCCATGACTGACCGCGCCGCCCTCAGAGAGCACGATGCAGCAACCTACCTCGGGTTGTCTCGCATGAGCCTCCGCCGACACGGCCCCAAGCCCCTCAAGATAGGCCGATGCGTCCTGTATCCCGTGACAATGCTGGACGCATGGCTTGCCTCACACAGCCAGCAGGCGCACCATGCCACAGCCGACGAAGCCACAGAGAAAGCAGTCGATGCCATCCAAAAAGAGCGTGACGCGAAGGCTCGCAGACGGAAGCCTTAAGACCTACTCTTACTCCAAGCGGCCAGCCCCGGCCGCTTGGACCTTTGGCAGGCTGGTCGTCGCCTATAAGAAGTCTGCCGCCTTTGCCAACCTGAAGCCCACCACAAAGGCCGCCTATCGCCATCATCTGGATTGCCTGGCCGGGCTTCATGAGGTGCCGATCACCGAGATCAAGCGCCGGCACATCCGGTCAATCCGGGACGCCCTCGCCATCAGGACGCCCGCCACCGCCAACGCGGTCATGAAGATCGCCCGCGTGGTGCTTGAGTTCGCCGTCGAGGACGACCTCCTCGA